GCTGAGAAGATTGTTTTCTTTGCTGAACGATTAAAAAAGCCGCTTTAATTAGCGGCTAAATTTATACGTCTTACTCCACCACTCCCGCTTGAATCCTGCGCGAGCTTTTTGCTTTATCTTGCCCCGTCTATGGTTCAGCATAGACTGCCTAAACCTAAACATGACGCCTCTTCGTGATTCTCTTCTCATTCTTATATAAGATTTTTTATAGTCTGGGTCTTTAATCACACCAAAGCTTCCTTTTTCACATTAAAATGTGCATTAACCCAAGACTCTATATACGATAACTCACCTATCCAAATAACCCGATCACCTTGCATTATGAAATGTGTGGCGTGACAATCATCAAATCTATTTGCATTCGCAAATACTTCACTTCTGTATTCCCCCTTATAAGGTAGTATTTCTAGGTGCAAGTCATTTTTGTACAATTTATCCAGTAGAGCGATAGGATCTTTAATCACACCAAACCCTCCAAAATAACCAACATCATAACCATGCAGCTCATGACTAATGCGCTTTCTATTGCGTTGTTCATCCCAACATCCCTATAACTAATCCTGATATAAAGACGCATATCACTATCGTGGTTAGTACTGCGCCTATAATTTTTTCTCTTTCACTCATTCGTTTTCCACCACTTCTGCAAAGTATCTGAGTGCGCGGGTAAAATCGTCATTATTGATACTTTCAAACCCGATCTGGCTGTGCACATAGTGACGTCTCAAAACATCTAGCGCGTTTAACAGTTCAATTTGTGGATGACCTAGCTGCTCAAATTCGAGATGAACTATCACAGGTTGAATTACCTCACCCGCTGCTCCTTCACTTGATGCTTCTTTAATGTTCATTTCGCCTTCTCCAGTTCTTTCTGTATCAGTGTACGCACCACCTCGGCACGTGTGCGGCCTGTGCGCTTTGCTTCGCTTTCTAACCAGTCGCGCTGCTCTTTCGTAATGTTGATTGTTGCCAGTCTTGGTTTCATTTTGCACCTCTTGTTAGTGTGCTGATAATTATGCGCTAACATTAAAACGATGTCAAAAATATGTTGCAATTATGTTTAACGCTGCTATCTTTAAGATACCAACAACGAAAATGGAGTGACAAATGGAATTCGACTGGCACGAAATAGCGATTATGAAAGTTTTAGTTAACCGTCAGATAACGGCGTACAAAGAAATAAAAGCCGATGACCTGCAAACCCAAATGGTCATCAATAACAACATTGACGAGCTTGAACAAATAAAAGGCAAGTTGAGCAAGATATGAAACACATCATAGCAATTCTGGTGCTTTTTGCTGTACACCATGAGTTAACGGAAACGATATTAACAAAGGTAACATCAAATGAAACACAATTGGATAGTGGCCGAAATCGAGGCGTGCCACCGAAATTTTATTTTATTCGAGAAGAAGCTAGCCGCTGAGGAAATCGAGCGGCTAGAAAATGAATGCGAGTTCGCACCACCGCACATTAAGCAATGGTGTGAACGTAAGATTAAGGAATTAAAATTATGAACAACGATGAATTACAACGTGTATTAAAAGAGGCTAGAGCGAACGGCGAATACCCCAATCTTCGCGAGGCCGATCTTAGCGGGGCCAATCTTCGCGAGGCCGATCTTAGCTGGGCCGATCTTAGCGAGGCCGATCTTAGCTGGGCCGATCTTAGCGGGGCCGATCTTCGCGGGGCCGATCTTAGCTGGGCCGATCTTAGCTGGGCCTATCTTCGCGGGGCCGATCTTAGCGGGGCCAATCTTAGCGGGGCCAATCTTAGCGAGGCCGATCTTAGCGGGGCCGATCTTAGCGGGGCCAATCTTTGGGGTGCGCGCGGCAACAATAAAGAAATCAAATCCCTCCATATTTTCGAAGAATATGACGTTAGTTACACATTCGACCGATTGCAAATTGGCTGCGAAAACCACGCTATGGCAGAATGGTGGAATTTTGAAGATAAACGCATATTACAAATGGGCGGTAAAAAAGCCCTCAATTTCTGGCGTAAAAATAAAGAACTCATTAAACAAATCATTGAACATTCACCGGCTACAGGAAAAGAATCATGAACCAAGAAATATTTATTTTAATTATTGTAGGCTTAATCGCTATAGCACTCATGACACAAAGATGGTTTTGGCTTTTGATATTTGGATTATGTACTTTAGCTAGCGGCTTTACCGTTTTAGCCAGTATCATCAATTTTCAAATTATTGTCGCTGTGGGGTTTACAGTCTTAACAGTTATATTAGCATCGATCACTGGAAAGGTAATTGAAGCATGAAACTACTACCACGAGAATTAAGCGCCGTTGCGCCAGGGCTTTATCCTAAACCAGAGGGAGCGCCAAAGCCCTCGGCAAAAATCAAAGGCCACCGAGCTACCCGTAACATCGTGGTAGATTGGCCAGCCATCACCACACAAAAACACAAGGCGCATTGGGAAGCCTGGGAGAGCGCTTATATCGCTCTGCTTAGTAATGACATGGTGAGCTTCCAAGAAATCACTGAAAGATTACGACCATTAACAAGAAAAACAGGCCGACCAGATCGGGATAAAAACGCAATAACTTCACGCTTAAACTTACTGGGGAAAAAACATGGTAAAAAGAATAAGACAAATGTTCTGTAAGCATAATTGGGAAAAGAAACCTGGGATCATTTTAACTTACCGCTGGTGCAACAAGTGCCAACGAGTAGAATTTAAACACAAAAACAAACAGGAAAGGTACAGGCCACTATGATTAGCTTTAAGAAATTAACCGAGTCAGCAACGATCCCCAAACGGGCAACGGAAGGAAGCGCGGGCTTTGACTTGTACTTTAGCGAAAGCAAGCCGGTGGTCATTCCTGCCGGTATGAGGGTCACACTATCAACAGGCATAGCTTGTAAAATACCAATGGGCTTCTGTGGGCAAATCTGGCCCCGTAGCGGCCTGGCTAGTCGTGGTATTGATGTTCTCGGTGGTTTAATTGATTGCGATTACAGGGGAGAAATCAAAGTTATGTTGATTAACCATTCACCCAATATGCTTACCATTGATCCAGGTGAGCGGATCGCTCAGCTCGTTGTGAGCGTGTTTCTGGAAGATGCTCAGGAAGTGGAACACTTAGACGATACTGAACGCGGCACTGGCGGATTTGGGAGCACAGGCAAATGATAGAACATCAAGTGGCAGAATACTTAAAACGGAATGGCCCCGATGTTGCAGCTTTCATCAAAAAATTAACCGCAAAATGGGTCGCAATGGATCAAGAAGAACAACTAGAAATAAAACAGCTAGTTAATACTGCGCTGTATTATGATCAAGTGAAAGATCGGATCGCCTGGACTAATTTTTTAAATTGTGTTTCTTAATCTTCAGCGGCTCTCAATCGGGCCGCGTCTTTTTTCAGAATTTCAATCTCTAACTGGGATTTTTTAATATCTAACAATCCTTTTCGCACATGAAAAACAATTAAAACACCGGTGAGGCATATGCCGATTAATGATGCGAACTTTCCAATATCGTCGGGTATGACATCGAACCACGTACTAAGCCCTGTCCCTGTCGTTGCTCCGCCCGCTATAGCTGCAGCTTTCACGCTCGTTGCATGTTGAACTAACTGATCTTGCACACTCATTTTTTAGCCTGCATTGTATGATGAAAAATACGCCATGGCTTACTATCAGTATAAAGATTAACACCGCCGCGATAAAGTCCAGCACGCGTCCCACGCCCCCGATCCATTGTTATTATAAATGCTGCAACTATGTACAGTATAAAGCAATTATAGTTATATATCGTCGGTACCATGTACAAATACCAAGCCATATAACCAAACATATTAAGCACTATACTAATTAAGCATATTACCTGTACAGCAATTGAACGACTGCTGAGAAGTAACGTTAAGTAAGCAAAAAAAGCGGCTGAGCCGTAATATAAAAAACCATCTAAGTGGGCTAGAAAAATGGAGTGCAGGAAGCTTGCAGCAACAAATAACAGGCCGCACGCATTGCGCGCCAGAATTGATGCAACTGTAAGCGCAATAAGCGCAGAGGTAATCACGGTCTACGGGGGCGTTTTGGTTTTGTATTTGGGGTTTTCTTAGGTTTGCTTTTGGGTTTAGCTTTACGCTGCTTGCCGTAACCGCCAACTATTTTTAGAAACATATAAGCACCTGCTTTACACAAAAAAAAGGCGTGTCCTTTGGGGGTAAACACGCCTATAAACACAACAACGATTTGGATAACAACAAGGTTATTTTAACAGCCTAGTTTTCTCTTGGCTAGACCTTGTTGTACCCACCCAATAGGC